CCAAGACAGGAGGTTATGGCCTTACTCTTACTTCTTCTCACACTGTTGTGTATTACTCTAACGATTACTCATTAGAAGTACGGTTACAATCAGAAGACCGAGCGCATAGAATAGGGCAAACATCAAAAGTGACATACGTAGATTTAATGGCAGATCATACTATAGATGAGAAAATTGTCAAAGCTTTGAATGCTAAAATAGATTTGGCTAGTCAAGTTATGGGTGAAGACCCAAAGAAAATATTATTCGGCTAATGCTCTTTCGAGCAATACTTCGAGCCGTATCACTCGTTCTTTTATTTCTGGGATGTCTGACAATATTATTTTTTCTAGTTGCACTTGTTTTGACTCAACTGCTTGTAGTCTTGTTGACATCATTCCGTAGGTTGCACCTGCGGCTACTAAAATTAATCCGAACCAAATAATATTCTTTAAACTATTTTCCATAATTAAAACCCAAAGTTACTTGCACCCATTAACCTGTTGTAGTCTGAATTGTTTAATGATGCAAGGCCTCCTTCATTAAAGTTTAAGAACTGACCTTTTTGTCTATTTGTAAAATAATCAAAAGGCACATCTGCCATGTTGTAATTAATACCTATATTTTTGTTAACAGGGATGGTTTCTTTTTCAAAATTAGCAGGAATTATAAAATCTTCTCCTTGAGGCGCCACGTTTGAATTCATCCTTGAAATAAATTCTTCACTAGGATCTGTTTGTGTTTTTTCTTTCAAAGGATTTAAACTTTTTATACCGTCATAATATTTTTTTAATTGATCAGTTATGTCTGTTCCTGCTTGACTTCCTATGTCAGTAAAGTAATCAGCGATATTTTTACCACCTTCCATTGTGCTTGCTAAAAGTTTTAAAGGAAAGGGTGCTGCAACTTTCATCGCTTTATTTAACATTTTTGCACTTTCAGGCATAAAAGTTTCATATGCTAAATCAGGATTTATTTCTCCTAAAGTATTTAAATATTCATTGTATTGAGGAGTCGTTAAACCTTCTCTTGCTTTCATTGTTTCAATAGTTTCTCCTGAAAAAGGATTAATTGTTGAAGCAGCTACAGTTGGTGTTGATCCATAATTTATTCCAAAAAACGTTTTGTCCCCTTCGTGACCAAGAAAATCACCTTTATTTACTACTCCTTTTCCAAAACTACTTGCTATTGAATTTCGTAATGTATTTTCTTGTTGTTCTTTTAAAAGATTAGATAAATTATTAATACCACTTTGCGCTGCTCTGTAATTATCTTTGCCTCCACTAAAATCATCTTTATCACTTTGCAGTATACTTTTAATTCCTTTTGTTTGATCCTTTACTCGTTTATCTATGTTTTGATAACGCGGTCTAGAGTCAATACCTCTTGATCTAGCTTTGCTAACACTTTTTTTAAACTTTTTTTGTAAAGCACTTGATCTAGACATTACACTTGGCTTCGTAGTGCTAACGCTGCATCTATGTCACCAGATGCCAACGCGGCTCTTTGTTGTTGGTTCATTGGTCGGGGGTTCGCGACTATTGGAGAGGCGCCCGCCATAATATTTTCATTACCCATGCTAGGAATTTCTGGCATATCAACACGTTGTGTAGGTGCTTCTTGAGCAGACGCAATATTATTCATCGCTTGATCTTCAATTTGTCCTTGTACCATGCCATCTAAATTAATTTTTTCTGACTCTTCATATCGTAAGTTATTATAGCTTTGTTCTGCGCCAGGATTACCTGCTGCACTCATTGAGTCTTGATAACCAGTGCCAAGAAGCCAATCCATAAATCCTTCAGGATTTTCTACAGCCCCTTTATATGTTTTAAATTCATCAGGAAACTCATCCATACGAGGAGAGCCTGATACTGTGTTGTAAAAGTCTTTTAAAATATTTACATATGCAGCTCTTTTTACTGTAAGAGAAGCACCTTCTTCAATCATTTGTGAATACCGTTTTAATACATTTGGTGAAGATAAAAAGTCTCCTGTAAATCTTGCTAATAAACCTGCAATAACAGGTGTTGGTCCAAATGCTGCCGCACCACCTACACCAGCTGCAGCGCCAAAAGAAAATGTTTTTAAACCTGATCGAACACCACCTAAAGCAAAACGTCTTTGAATCAATCGAAACGCTTCAGGTATGTCCGCTTGTTCAATTTTTCTTGTTAAAGCTATAAGCTGATCAATGTTTTCTTTAACTACTTTAGAATTTCTACCTGTAAGCTCTAACATTTTTTCAAATCCTGGTTCGCCATATCCTATGTTTTGTAAAAACTTATCTGGGTTAAGTGCATAATCAGTAACTTGAACTGTTTTTGTTTTACCAGCACCCATAGATACTGTTTCAACAATATCAATTGGGTTATCTAAACGAAGAGCATTTTTAAATCCTTTATCTATCCATGTTCGTACAACGGAATCATACGCTGCTTCACCTATTAGTTCTTTTAAATCTACTGCCGCTTGAGGTGTCATTTTATTTTTCATGACAATGTTGAATAACTCATCAGAATAATTCCAACCTGGTAGTTCTGGTCCAGCAGAGAACATGTTCTCATCAATTAGTTTAAATTTCTTTGCCTCTGGGCTTTTATATAGTGGTGACATTTTAGCAAATACAGAGTTTGCTCTAAGTAAGGCTTTCTTTGCAGACTCGGCCGCAATCATTTCTGTTTCAGATAAACCCTGTCTCCATCCAGCAAAATTATTTAAATCTGTTGTCAAAGCTTTTCTTGCTTCTGCTAAAACATCAGAACCAGCAAAGTTATTCATGCCTGTGTCTGCTTTCATTTTACCGTACAGATTATTTAATTGACGTTGAAATCCTCTAAGTTGCATTGGTGTAATATACTGAGGAGCATTACCTAGTACATTAACAATAAAGTCTTCTACTTCATTTAGTGCTGGTGAATACTCTGTGCCGTCATCTAATGTTGTTTTGTATTGATTAATTCTATCTTGTAGTAACTTACCAATGTTCTTTGTGTTCTGTGTTGAAATAAAAGGTTTAGATATCTTTTCAGAAGTTTTTTCAAAACTTTTATATAATAAATCATTAATGTAAGAAAATCTTTTGTATCTATCCTCTGCAGCTTTATGCATAAACATACCAACATCTGTTAAATGTTGTATAGGAGCAAAACCATTTATTCTTATTTCTGCCTCAATTGCTTCATCTAAAGAGTTATACCCATTTGCTTTTAAATCTTTCATAAATATCGCTTTGTCTTGTTTATTCATAAGTTTGTACTGTGCTCTGTAAAACTCCGCTGGATCACCAATTAGTGTTGCTTGTTCGCCAATTGCTTGTTTTGATTTAATTAAAGATCGAAGCTGTCTTTCTTTCATTAGTGTACCAATTAATGGGAACACACCAACAACTTTACCAAAACCTTTAACAGCAGAGCCTAAATTTTGTCCTGTAGCTGCAATAGAAATACCAATCGGTATACCATACTTGTCCGCTAGTTTTGACATCGCTGAACCATCTTGACCGAGACCTAAAATTCTTCCTATAACAGGTCTAGCATATGTAAAAAGAGGTCCTAAACCTGCTGCCATTGTTGTAAACATGGCACTATTTCTCATTTCTGCTAATGCTTGCATGCCTGGATCTGCTTCATCAGAAGGTTCACCAAGACCTCCTGCTGCTCTTATTAAATCATTTATAAAATCATATGTTGCTGTACCACCTGCACGTCCAAGTGAGGCACCTGCTACAACTCCTGCTCCACCACCCATTACTTTTTTATATACTGTGCCTGGTACTTTAGCTACTCCTGGCATAGCCATAGATGCTTCCATAGCCATAGCGGGAAGTGAACCAAGAAGCTCACCACCTAAAGCAAAGTCGCCTTTTTCTGTTGGAAGAAAATCAGATAATGTTTCTCCAGCGTTAACCAATTGTGCAAAAGCATAATCTTTTGGTCTTCTGAATTTTTCAAATCCTTCAAATCCTTCAGTAGGATTTTCTTCTTTAAGTTTATCCATGTATTTTTGAAACTTGTTGCCATAATAATTAATAGGGTCAGTATCTCTTTTACCCTCTTCTGTTATTTTGTATTGACCTATTGCATATTTCATAAAGTTAGATTCATTCGCCTTGTATGTTTCCATAGTAACAGGTGCTAATTTTTCAGCTTGTCTTTTTTGATTAACAAAATTTAAAACATTTGTAGCTTCAATATCATTACGTGGAACAAATAAACCTTCTTGAGATAGAGCAGGTTTGTCATCAACCACCTCTTCTACTTTTAAATAAAGTGGGTAATTTAAACCTGTTCTACTTGGTTCTATAGTAATTGTTTGATACCCTGGAGGGGTCATGTCATTTGGATCTGCCATATTAATTATTCGTTCCTAAATTTTCATTAAATGTTGGTGCACCTCCTGTGCCATCATCCGTTCCACCTAATCCTACTGATGAATCTGTTGGAACAAATTCACTTTGTACTGCTGATGAACTTATAACTATGTCTTGTCCTGCTGTTTGACCAACAAAAGAATTGTAAGGAATATCTGATATTAAACTTTCATATCCTTCTCCAAATTTATTAAAATTCAACATGTCTGATTTTAATTTTGCTTCAATTTCTTCATACACAACTTGTAGTGAAGCTCTAATTGCATCAGAACCACTTAAATTATAAATATCAAGTGACGCTTTTGCGTTATCAATATCATCTTTGTTAAGTCTTCCTGAGTCTTTACGAGATCTTGCAAGAGCATAGTAAATTGAATTTAATTTAACTTCGTTCTTTGGTATTGATGGATTAAAGAAAGCTCTATAAATTTCATATGCTTCATCACCTTCTGCTTGCATAAAGTTTTCACCATTTTTATCGCCATCTAAATTGTACTTAACATATTCTTGTTTTAAGTGACTAATAACACTATTTTCAATTTTTTGAACTTGCCTGTCATAAGATTTTTGATCAATAACATTCTTTGCTTTTAAAGCGTCCATAATATCAAATGCTGTTGATCCAACACTTTGTGTGAACTTTGTAAATAAACCAGGTATACCAATGATACCAGGGTCTAACATAATAGACTGTTGAACCTCTCTGATAAACTTTAAGTTTTGTTTTGAGTTGTTAATTCTACTTGATAAATCCATTAGCTGTTTTGCATTAGGATCTAAATCACCTTTATTGTTTAAAGTGAAGTTAGTAACAATAGCTTCAGGACGAGGAACATATTTAAATGTACCTCCATCATTAACAGGGAAGTAAGGAATGGGAATACCATTTGCATCCTCTTGTAAGTATCCCATAGCAAATTTACCTGTTGATTGATCAAATAAAACCTTACCCTCTTTTTTATATTGTTCTTTTAATAATTCGTAATGTCTCTTCATTGCTTCTTGATCCGTGTCATATTGATAGTTGTAATACATTTTAGAAAGATCACGCATGTACGCTTTATTTTTTTGTGCTTCATCAAAATTAAAACCAAAAGCTTTCATAATGATTTCACCTTGCAATGCTTTTGATGCATTCTCTGATGCTTGTTTTGTATCTAAAATATATTTTCTTCTTGCCGCATCTTCTGCTTGTTGTTCTTTACGAGCTATTGCTTTCGCTTCTCTCTCTTTACCTCTTATTGCCGCGACATCTTGAATAAATGCATCTCCCGCTCTTGCAATAGAGGGAGCCATTGTACCTCCAGGTGTAGGTTGCATCAAGGCAAGCCCTGCTCTTGCAAGGGCTAAATTTTTTTCAAAACCATAATCAGGAGCTTCTGCAGGTTCGTCTGCGTATAATCTATCATACTCTGCAGCGATATCTGCTGTTGATCTTGTAGGTACAAGTTCTGCCATTGCTGCTTGATATATAGCAGGGTCTACTTGATCTGCTGTTAGTGCTAGAGCTTCCATAATACCCGTGCCATCACCGCCCAAAGCACTTGTGATCCGTGATTGTGGATACGAGATTACTCCTGCATCCGATTCGACTGCTGATGCTTTTGGTTCTAGTTTTTGTCTTGTTTCTCCACTTCCGTAATTTCCTGGAATATTTATTTCGTTTGGATAAAATTTACCAGTTCCATCATCATAGTCTACAAAACCATAATCTACGTCAGCTTCGTTTTTAAACATTGGTCTATTAAGAATAGAATCTGCCATGTGACCTACTAACTATACATTGCACCAAGTCCTCCGAGACCCGCTAGACCTCCTCCGACCGCTGCTGCTAATGGATTAGTATATGGTATTGGCTGTTGACTCATAGACTGTTGAACAGAAGGAGTCGCAGCCAAAATATCAGAACCAAACTGAATTCTTTGTCTAGGCTCTAAGCTTTGTGCTGTGCTAAATCTAAAGTCTTCATCAGCTATTGCTTGATCTCTAGTTCGTTGAACTTGACCAGCACCAAGTAATGATTGAATACCTTGTTGTCCTAAACCAAATTGTTGAGCACCTAAATTACCAAAACCTAATCCTTGTTGACCAATACTGGATGCTAATTGTCCAGTTGTTTGACCAAGCTGTCCATAAACAGGCGCTGCTTGTAATTCTCTTGCTCTTGCTGACTCACTTGTTCCTATTGCTGCTTGTTGTGCTTGCATGAAGTTTCTTGATAAATCTTCAAATACTCTTTTTGATTTTATGTCTTGTAAATTTTTTGCTAACTCTGCTTCTTGAACACCAAATCTATCTCCGCCAAAAGCTCCTGCTCTTTGTGCTTTAGTTGCAAGATTACTTTGTGCCATTGCTGCTTGTTCATCTAATTGTTGTAGTGCTTTTTTAGTTACATCAGCTTGATACTGATTCATAAAGTCTGATGTTCTAGCTGTTGTAGGATCAAATTGTTGTTGTGCCGCTTGTAAAGAAGGTATACCCAAAGCTGCTGTTGCTTGTCCTGTTCCAAGTCCTGCTATAGCTTGATCTAAACCAGCACCTGCTTTTTGCATAAAAGGTTCAAAAGATGCTACACCTGTTCGTTGTCCTGTTGTAGGATCTATTCCCATTTGTCTTGAAGCTTCAGTAAAAGCTGCTGACTCTGTTGGTGCAAAACTAGCTATACCACGTCTAAATTGATCAACGGGTGTATCTAAAAGACCTGGAGATTTTTTATCACCAATTTTTTTCCCTGGTGGTAATGTATCACCTTCTTTATAAACTTCAGTTCCACCATATACACTGTCTAAAAGTCGTCTTCTATAGTCTTCTAAAAATGGTGCTTCTCTAGCTATCTGCGTTGATGTCTGTGCTACCATTAAGCTACTCTCTGACCCATCTTAGCAAGTTTATCTTGTAGTGCGTACATAAAGTCTGCGCCTTTTTCTCTTGCTTGTTGTGCGTTTTTTGCACCCATCATTACACCTGCACCATTAACAGCATCAGTTCGTTGTACAAACTCGCCGTCACTTAACATTGCAGGTATTGAATCACTTGTCTTCGTACCAGGTCCACTTATCTGACCTGTTCTTCTTGGATATACATCTCCACCTTTTGACATGTTTCTTATACTTTTTAAATAATCCATTGCTTCTTCGTAAGACATGTTACCGTCGTCCATTAAAATTTCTAATTCTTTGGGATCTACTGATCCACCTTTTGCCATTCCCATAATACCTTGACCTGTCATTGCTGAATATTGAACAGGTTGTTCTATTGATTTTAATCCATTAACTGGTTGTTGTCCCATCATGCCGCCCGTAGCTTTATATGTGGGAGTTAAATTTTGTATTCGTCTTTCCTCTGGTGGTCTTTCAAATTGTCCGCCATACATTTTATCTACTGCACTCATGTATTCACTTGCATCAGGAACGTTTGCTTTATCTCTATCTTCTTTTGCCGCGAGGTAAGATAAGTATGCTGGTAGTCCTGTTGATAGTGCTTGCATACCAAAAGAAGGTTTTGGATTTTCGTCTGTGCCTCTTTGAGAAAAAATAGTATCAAAAATTGATTTTTTAGTGCCTGGTATTTGAATAGCATTTGGATTGTCTGTATTAAAAAAAGGAGTTCCTGTTCCAATTTGTCTTTTTATAATTTGTTCTACAGGGCCTGATTTTCTATTTAATAAACTAGACAAAGGACTTCCTTGCGGATTACCAATACCACTTAAATATGTACCTGCTGCTGATAGCAAAGCGTCTTTTGGTTTGTTACCTGTAAGTAATGAAGCAATACCTGATCCAAGCATAGCTCCTCCTGCGCCTGGCAGTATCATGTTTCCAATAAAAGGTGCTGCTATCTGCAACCCTTTTTCTAATATTCCTTTTAAACCTTTAAGCATAATCTCCTAATAAACTGCAATTTATGTGATTGTCGTATGCAAGGAGGCGGGCCTTGGATAAATAAGCCTATTTAATTATATATTTATAGGCAAAATATTGCTATATGACAATATATATTTGCAAGTAGAAAGGAAAAGCATGGCAAAAAAGAAACAACAAACCGAACAAGTCTTAAAGTTTGATACTATTAGACCCTTTGGTCCTACAATAATGAGAGGTAGAATGCCTGATTTTATTACTAAAATGCTTGATGATAAAGCGACAGAGATGTTGACTGATAAGAAATTATCTAAAGAGTTTGATCATTCAGGTAACTTAGCAGGTAATGTTAAACAAGAAGTTCGTTTCCCGCAAGACTGGATGAACACAGAAGAGTTCTTGCCTATGGTACAATTAATTGGTGAAATGGTTAAGAATTATATTTCTATACCACCAGCAAGTGAAACAATTAGACCAGAGTTTGTAGGTAAGATGGTCATTGAATCTATGTGGTCCGTGAGCCAGTGGGCAGGAGACTTTAATCCTTTTCACATACATGAAGGTCAACTATCTGGTGTATGTTATTTACGAGTACCAAAAAGTTTACCAGAAGAGTATGCAAAAGAAGATCACTATCCAACAGTAGGTGATATATGTTGGTTCAATGGTCAAGCGGCTACGTTCAGTGGACATAAACATCAAGAGTCACCAAAGGTTGGTGATATATTTTTGTTTCCAAATTGGTTAGCACACGGCGTATATCCATTTAGAACACCAAATGAAGAAAGAAGATCAGTATCTTTTAATTTACATTTGATTAAAAAAGAAGAACCACAACCATTGGATAATTAATGCAACATCATAAAGAAACAGAGTTCGTTATGTACGTTGATAATTTTTTGGATGAAGCTACACTTAAATCACTTCAAGAAAATATTATAAATTTATCTTATTTGCCTGTAAAAAATGATAGAGGAGAACATTTTGGACATAGACGTACTTTTCCTAAAAGTTTTCATCAAGATCCTTTATTAAAACTTATTAAACAATATTTTTTTCCACACAGAAATCTTGAACCAATATCGGTAAGCGCACATTTAAGAGAGAATAAAAAAGAACCTTTATTTCATACTGATGACAATAAAGGTAATGTTGCTAACTTTCTTTTATTTGTAAAAGGAGAACCTCTTTTAAATAATGGCACAGGGTTTTTATACAATAATCAATTATCTTCTCATGTAGGTTTTGTAGAAAATAGAGCTTTGTTTTTTAATGGAACTAAAATCATGCATAGTGATTTACAATCTTTTGGAGAAAGCTCTCAACGATACACACTTAATATTTTCTATAAGGAAAGTGATGATAAAAGTATTTGATAACGTTTTAAGTAATGATTTTTTAGATTTTATTAATAGAGAGATATTAATTATGCAGTGGGAACTACACCAGTCTACTATAGAAGATCCAGCTAATTTTTTTAATTGCACTACAACTTCATATTTATCACATCAGTTTTTATTTGAATTTTTTTCTAAAAAATATTTTACGTTAAATAAATTAATTAGGTCATATGTAAATTGTTATCCTCCTGAATGTGAGGGCAGTATGCATTGCGATGATGGTGATTTTACATTTTTATTTTTTCCTACTTCTTGGAAAGATGAGTATAAAGGGAGACTTCTTTTTAATGATCAACAAATTAATTACAAAGAAAATAGACTTGTTATTTTTGATACAAAATTAAATCATAAAGCAGAGATAAATAAAGCAAAGAAAATGAGATATAGTATAGCATGGAAAACTGTCAGATAAATAGATTACCTATTTTCACACAAGAAATTTTTTATTTTCAACTTCCTAATTTTAATGAATGGAAGAAACAAGTTAATCAAATTATTTTGGTTGAAGATAATCAAGAAGTTCATAAACACAACACTGCACCAAAAGAAAATTGTAATGTTATGGCTAAAAGAACAGCATGGAACTCGCACGAACGTTACAGTTCTTTAAATTTAATTTGTGAAGAGATAGAAAAAAACATTAAAATATTTATTGATAAAGAAGATTATGACATACCTGATCTTAATGTAAGAAACTGTTGGTTAAATTGGTACAAACAAAATCAATATGCTCAACCTCATAATCATCAAAATTACTTATCAGCAATTTTATTTGTAGATGTTGAAAAATCAAACAGTAAATTTTTTTTTCATTCTAACGACAATGCTGTCTTTATTAAAAAAACAGACTCTCATACAAATTTTAGTAATGTAAAAGAAATCAGCGCAAAAGATGGTACAGTTATTTTTTTTGATGGTTCTATTTTTCATTCAGTTAGTTCAAACACAACCGATAATACCAGGATAACAATGGCAGTAAATTTTGGAGTTGATTATTCAAAAAAAAGAAAGGAGTATTAAAAAGAAAATGGATATAAATAAAGTACCCATGGTCCGTGTTACGTGGCTCGATGCCCGTGATACAGAGACAGGATGGCTAGATATAAAAGACGTCATCAACGCTCCGTTGGCCGTGTGCCAAGAGGTAGGGTGGATGGTTACTGATAACGATCACAGGATAGTTATTATGAGATCTTATAGTAAAGATAAAGATGACATTACAGGTGGAGGTGCTATAGCCATACCTAAAGATTGGGTAAAAAAAATAGAATATTTAAAGGTGGATTATGCTGTTAAATAATAAAGATATAAAAAGAATTAAAAACAAAAAAGTTACTTATGTAAAAAAGTTTACTCAAAATTTAAGCAATTATAATTTTGATATTCTTGCGAGTTTAATTGATGATTATTCTCTAACTGTTATTAACAAAAGTAATATACTGAATTTTAATGCTACTTGGCAGGTTAAAGATGTTCATAAAACAAATACTGATTTTTTTGTTTTTTTAGATTTTTTGTATAAGATTTTTAAATACACTCCTGAAACAAGAGATGGAGTTGATTTATTTTTTTCTTTCGTCACAAATACAGGAATGTCACACGTAGATACAGAAGATGTTTTTTTAATTGGCATGCACGGTAAAACTATTTATCGAATAACAGATACCAATAAAGATTATTTGTTAGAATATGGAGATCTTCTTCACATACCAAAAGGAATTAGACATAAATCAATTTCATCTACTCCTAGAATTATAGCTTCAGTTGGATTTTTTGCAGGTAAATCTTTTGAATAAAGAACAAATATTACATAATTTTTATACCACAGAAAGACTCAGTGTAGATATGAATGATGATGGTGGACCGTTTGGTTTTGATATTCACATGGCTTTAGAAGTTTGTTATTTAATAAAGGAATACAACTGTGACTCAGTAATAGAAACTGGTACTAATATGGGCGATACTACTGAATTTCTTGCAAAATGTTTTCCACAAATAAATATTTTATCTTGTGAAAATAATTATAATTTTTATGAGAATGCAAAAAAAAGATTAAACAAGTATACTAATGTTACACTCTACAATTTATCAAGTGATAATTTTATAAGACACGTTAGTGTTGGTTTTCCTTTTTATTTTTTAGATGCACATTGGAATGACTACTGGCCTTTAGCGGATGAAATATTAAATATTCACAGAGGAGTTGTTTGTGTTCATGATTTTGATATAAATTCTTTAAAGTATAATTTTGATCAATATAATAATGTAAAGAATGATATATCTTTTTTAAAAAAACATATCGGTGTAAACGTAGATTGTTATGTAAACGATCCAACCACGGAGTATCCTTATCCTTTACAACAGAAAAAAAGATTAGCAGGTAGAGCTTACTATGTGTTGGGTAAAGATAATAACCCTTTTAAACAATGTTATAATTTTAAAAAACATGACTAAAATTTTTATAGGCACTCCCTGTTATGGAGGTATGATTACTGCTGATTATTTTAAAAGCGTTTTACAACTAACAGCATTAGCAGCTAGTAAAAAAATAGAATTACAATTTGGCACAATTGGTAATGAGTCATTAATTACAAGAGCTCGTAATACGTTAGTGCAATTGTTCATGGATGAACCACAATACACTCATCTTTTATTTATTGATGCCGACATTGCTTTTAATCCTGAATCAGTATTTCGTATGTTAGATTTAGATGAGGATGTAGTTACAGGTGTATATCCTCGTAAAACAATTGACTGGGGAAAAGTTAAGAGTAGAGCACGAGAAAATCCAAACATATCAGAAGATGAATTACATGCAGCTTCATTGCAGTACAATTTAAATGTTAAAGACCCTAATAAAGTTTTATCTAAAAAAGGTTTTATTGAAGTATTAGATGGCGCCACAGGTTTTATGTTAATAAAAAGAAACGTTTTTAAAAAAATGGCTTTAGCTTATCCTGAGTTAAAATTTATACCAGATCAACACATTGGTGCTCCACATGACAAAACCTTTAATTATCATGACACATCTAAGTGGAACTATGCTTTTTTTGATACGATGATAGAGCCTGATACAAAAAGATATTTATCGGAAGATTATGCTTTTTGTCGTTTGTGGCAGAAAATAGGTGGTAAAATATACGCTGATATTGTAAGTGGTATGACACACATGGGCAATTATTCATTTAAAGGAAATGTGGGAACACAGTTTAAATCAAAATGACTATTCTTAAAGTAATTGATAATGCTGTGCCTGAAGAAATTTTTACATTAGCTTCTAAAGAATGCACTAAAGGAATTTGGCAATTCAATAATAATTCTTTTGATGGAGATCCTAATTTTGGTTTTGGGGCAAGTGATTATATATCTGAAGTTAATTCTTCAATAAAAAAAGGTGAGTTTAATAAATCAAATGTTATTTATAATCTTTGGAATGCAATTAATGGTAAAATAAAAGTAGAAGATAATTTTAAAAATACATTAAAAAGAGTTCATTTAAATTGTGGTCCTCCTTTATATGATCAAGCATGGCATCAAGATGATCCTGCTGTTTTTTCAAAAGACATAACTGTCGTTCACTTTTTACATTCAACATGGGATGTAACATGGGGTGGAGAAATGATTATATTTGATGAAGCTTTAAAAAGAGTAACATCAGGAGTTATTCCTCTTCCCAACAGAGCTGCTGTTTTTCCGTCATATCTTCCTCATAGAGGAGTTGCTGTGTCCAGAATATGCCCTGTTATGAGAGTATCTATTGCATTTCAATGTACTTTTAATAATACTCTTTAATTTTAAGTAAAATAGGTTAAAATAATTAGCCATGAAATTAGTTGATTTAAAGTTCCAACCAGGCATAGATAAACAAGATACCGCTTACTCAGCAGGTGATCAACGTAAATATGTTGACTCTGACCTTGTACGTTTTCACTACGGAAAACCTGAAAGATGGAAAGGCTGGTCTTATTTACCAGATCCAAATAAAACTGTCGTGGGCGTGGTCCGTGATACGCATAGTTGGATTGGTTTAGACGGAACTAGATATCTTGCTTTAGGCACCGACAGAAAACTATATCTATACTCAGGTAGTGCTCTTTATGACATTACACCTATTAGAGAAACAGCATCTTTAACCAATCCTTTTACAACAAATGGCACAACAACAGTCACAGTAACTGACGCAAATCATGGAGCTATTGAAGGAGACTTTGTTACTTTTGATTCATTCTCTGCAATAGATGGTTTGGATATGAATAACGAGTTTGAAATTACAACATATGTGGATGCTAATACTTATAAAGTTACACATACTAGCGCAGCTTCTGGATCTACTTCTGGTGGAGGTGGATCAGGTAATGCTAATTATCAAATCAATATTGGTGAAACTGCTTCTACCTATGGTTATGGATGGGGCACAGATACTTGGAGTGCAGGGAAATGGAATGAACCAAGTACATCTTCAGATGTAACTGTCTTTGCTCGTAGCTGGTCGTTAGACAATTTTGGTGAAGATTTAATAGCTACTGTTTTAAATGGCAGTACATTTATAAAAGATCTTTCTGGTTCAATAGATGCTAGAGCAACGGCTTTATCTAACGCTCCTACTGCATCCAGATTTAGTTTGGTATCTACTGACACAAGACACTTAATGATTTTTGGTACAGAAACTACTATTGGTACACCAGCCTCTCAAGATGATTTATTATTTAGATTTTCTGACCGAGAGGATGCTACAGATTATACACCAGTAGCAACAAACGAAGCTGGTTCACTGCGTATATCAGACGGTTCTAGAATAGTGGGTGCTGTTAAATCATCAGGTCAAATACTTGTTTGGACAGATACCTCACTTCATGGTGTTCAGTTTGTTGGCACGCCTTTTACTTTTGGTCTTAGACAACTTGGCGCTAACTGTGGGTTGATAGCACAGCATGCTGCTATTGAAGTAAATGGTAGAGCATATTGGATGTCTGATAATTCTTTTTATATGTACGATGGTGTTGTTAAAAAAATGCCTTGCTCTGTACAAGATTATGTATTTGATGATCTTAGTTACACAAATAGAAACGATATAGCGTGTGGTATTAATACAGCTTTTAATGAAATTATTTGGTACTATCCTTCAGCAAATGCTACAGCAATAGATAGAGGTGTTGCTTACAATTATTTAGAAAACACTTGGTATACTATTAATATTGGAAGAACAACTTGGCTCGGTGCTTATGTATATGAACAGCCAATTGCTACAGAATATAGTGCAAGTTTAACAGCAAATGCATCTACTATATTGGGTCTAACGGCAGGAGCTTCTTATATTTATGAACATGAATTAGGAAACAATCAAGCAGATGGCACAGCTATTTCTGCTTTTTTAACAACAGGATCTGTTGAGATTGCTGATGGCGATGAGCTCATGTCAGTCAGTAGATTAGTCCCTGACTTTGATAATCTTGCTAATACAATGACTGCCACTTTAACATTAGAGCAGTATCCACAATCCGCAGCTAATGTAACTACAACAGGCAGTATTACTAGCACAACAGAAAAAATTGATGTAAGAGGTAGAGGTAGAGCGGTTAAAATTAAATATGAAACTAACACAGTTGATGACACAGCTTGGAGACTCGGGTCTACAAAACTACAACTTAGACCAGACGGAAGAAGATAATGGCTAAAATAACAATTACACGATTACCAAATGCAACACCTGAATACGATGCCAATCAATTTGATCAAATGGTTGCATTATTAGATCAAATTATTCTTTTACTTAACACAAACTACCAGCAAGATTTAAAAGAAGAATCACAGTCGGAGGCTTTTTTCCTTGGCTAATGTATTTAAAAGCGCAATGGTGGATATCACCACAACAGATTTAACAACCATTATAACAGTTCCTACGGCTAATCCTGGT